TTCGTATGATTGGTTCTGAGCTTGAGACTGTATTAGGTGGTGCTTTCTCTGCTATTGCTAGAGATCTAATGGAACCTATTATTAAAAGAACTATCTTTATCATGTTAAACAATGGTGATATGGATGAACGCATGTATGATCAGTTCTTTGATAAAGAAGGTACGCTACAGACTGAGATCATCACTGGTCTACAGGCTTTGTCACGGGATTCTGATCTTCAGAAGCTCATGCAAATGGGTGAGATGGTTCGTAACCTACCACCACAAGCATTGCAAACATTTAAATGGGACTCATATGCTACTGCATTGATCTCATCACTTGGGTTTGACTCACGAATGTGGGTTAAATCTGCTGAAGAGGTTGCTCAAGAGCAACAACAACAGCAACAACAAGCTATGCAAATGCAAATGCAACAGAAAGCTGGCGGTGCAGTTACTGATGGTGTTGTTAATACAGCAGCACAGGCAGCACAACAAGATATCCAACAGACTGGTGGTCAGAATGTTGGCGCAATGATGCAACAACTAGGTATTGATCCCTCACAATTAGGTATGGGTCAACAACAACAAGGTATGTGATATGAGAAAACCATTAAATAAAGCTAAGATGTCATGCAATAGCCCACAAAAATCTCCAAACCCAGCTAAGAAACGAGTTGTTAAGGCTTGTTCTAATGGGACTGAAAAGATTATTCATTATGGTGCTACTGGTTATGGTAATAACTATTCGGCGGCTGCTAGAAAATCATTTAAAGCTAGACACAACTGTGCGACTGCTAAGGATAAGTTAACAGCAAAGTACTGGGCTTGTAAAGATCTTTGGGGTGGTCCAGGAAAATCTAAGACAAGTTGCCCTAAAAATAAAAGGTGTAAATAATTATGGCTAAATGTAAATGCTCTCACTCAAAAGACACTAAGAAGCAACCAGCAAAGACGGCTAAGTATGCGAAGAAAAAGAAAAAGTAAGTTTATTATTAACAACATTGACTTTATTAAGGCGTGTCGCAGAATGCGTATGCGTTATTCCAAACTATTAAAACGATTAAAGGACACACTATGATTAGAACATCAACATATGCTACTCAGAAGTACGCTCTCAGCGATACTTATTTACTATCGCAAACAACTAATATTACTAGTGCTTCATTAAGTACTGCTCTTGAGGCACACTCTATTGCTACAGGAGCAATACCACAAACAACTGGTCATACAGTTATTCCATTAAATGGAAGTCCAAATATTAAATTTTCATTTTGGATTGATGTATTAACGGGATCTATTCCAACTGGTTTATTAGTTAGGATTTCTGGTTGGAATAAAACAAGAGATAATAAGTATGTACCTTCTTTATTATATTATGGTACAATTACTGGAAGTGGAACACAGTCATCAACAATTAATGGTGTAGCTTTATATCCAGCAACAACTTTACTTCCTAGTGTTACAGTGGGAGCTTCATTTCAACCAGTATTAACTGGAGCAACAGCAACAGTAACTACTATTCCATATATGTATATTCCAGGAGGTGGAACTACGGGTGCGTCTTTAATTCTTAATACATTTGGATTTACCCATGTTGAAGTAGAGTTTGCTGCATCAACTGCTCTTACTGGAAAAAACTACAATGCCTATGTTACTGAATATTAAGGAGTTGCTAAATGTCTAATGTATTTACAGCATCTGTTAATAATCAGAAACAATTTATATTACCAGTAACTAATCTATTACCACAAGGTGGTACTGTTTTAGCTAATACTGGAACAGCACAATCATGGACACAAATAATAATTCCAGATGCAATTAAGAATAATAATTATGATTATATTTCTTTTTCAAGTACAAGTTCTACTGCAACAGGTGATTCATCTATTTGTGTAGTTAATATTGAGTATTTATTACCATCGGGTATGGCAACTGTTTTATCAGTATTGCCATCTGGTTCAGATATTACATTGGTTGGTGGTAGATACAAAGTAGAAATTAGACCACAAAATGGTCAGTTGCTACCAATAGATATTAAATGTTTATATGCCATTTCTCCACCAGCATCTGGATATTCTTCATATGCACAAGTTACTAATATTACTTTATGGAAAACATTCTTCACTAGTGATACTACAAATAGCAGTACATTTATAAAAGATGACTTGCTTTATCAAGGCGTTAATTTAAATGTTGCGCCATAACCTTAAGGAGATACTTTACAATGATTGATGAAACGAATGAGACTCAGACTTTTGAATATCAACAACCAGTTCCAACGAGCGAGGCTGATATTCAAGTACGACAAACTGAACAATCTCCAACTAGTACCCCAGATGCAATGCAAGTTGCTAGGGAACACCAAGCGTTTGAGGCGTATGTTAAGAATCAGGGCTTAGAAATCCCTAGTAATTTTAAAGATACTTCAGCTTGGTTTAATTCTTTAAAGAATGCTCAAGGAGAGTATACTAAAGCTAGACAAGAACTTTCTGAGCTTAAAAAAACATATGGTAAAACAGAAGGTGGGGCTAATCCAGCCTTTATCCCAGAACCTACACCAGAAGTTGTTGCTATTACTAAGGTTCCAGAAGAATTGCGTATTCCTAATACGCCACCAGAAGCTGCTAAGACCGAAGTACCAGCTACTGAACCTAAGTTTAATGATGCTGATTGGTCTAAATGGTCTATGGAAGTTGCTGTTAGTAATGACTTATCCGCAGAAACTAAAGCAGAGATTAAGACTAAGACTGGATTCTCTGATAAAATGATTGGTGATTACATGGAAGGTCAGAAGGCACGATCAAGAGAAGCCTTTGGTAAAGCTGCTGAGATTGTTGGCAGTAAAGATAAGTTACATCAGATCTTTTCATGGGCTGCTAAAACTATGTCTGTTCAAGAGCAAGCTGAGATTAATGCTACGCTTGCTAGTCCAAGTTGGGAAGTTGCCCTACTTGGTCTTTCCACTAAGTATGATCGTACTAGTGGTACGACAGCTAAGAATAAAGAAATGGCTACAAATAAAACACAACTAGCTGGTTCCCAAACTGAACAAGGAACAGCTGGATACAAAACAAAGCGTGAGTTCTATGCAGATAGAGGAAACCCAAGGTACAATTCTGAACCTAAGTTTCGTTTAGCTGTAGAACAACGAATGCTAAAGACGGATTTTAATCGTCTACAAAACTAAGTTGATCTAATAAATACAAACCCCCTACCTCGGTAGTAATGGGTGGTATAGTTAGTGAGACAACACAAGAAGACTCCTTTGGAACAATCTAATATTGTGTGTAGTTTCTATCGTTTACTTTTTTAATGTTACTACACTTTTCAAAAAGATTGAGACATCTCAATCTATAGGAGATACTACTATGGCTTTTCCAGTTGATGCTGCTATGGGTGCTGGCAATTTTGCTCCAGCACGAACCGCTGTTGGTGATATGACTGCTGGTGGTGTGACAGGGTTGAATAAACTCTGGCTGCCGCTGTGGAGCGGGGAGGTTATTCATGCTTACGATCAATTTAATTTGTTTGAAAGCTTGATTACAAATAAGCCACTTAGCGGTGGTGTATCGTATGACTTCCCAATTACTGGTACTGTTGCTTTGAATGAATCTTGGGATGCGGGTGAAGAGTTGGCTGGTGGAACATCAGCAACGAACACCTTCAAGGTTACTTTAGATAAGCGACCTATGGCTGCTCATTTTGAAACCGATAATATTGATGCGTTGATTACGCAATGGGATTATCGTTCGGAGCTTGCTCGTCAAGCTGGTATGCGTTTGGCTAATACTAGAGATCGACAATTAGCAGAATCAATTTGTGTTGCTGCTATTTTGAGTCCACTTGGTTTCAATCACACTGCTGGTACTGGTAGTACGACTGATCCTAGAGGATTAACTCAAGCTAATTTCCCACCTCCAGCTGTTGTTTCTACAGTTAATACTGGTGCAAACCAAGCTTCGGTAACCGCTACGACTGAAGCAGCTGCTCTTGGTATTCTTCAAGCAATTGAAGATTACTTTGTATTTATGCAACAGAATGATTACCCATGCATGAATGTAGTTTGCTGTGTTACTCCAAAAACTTTCCAAGTTATTCGTAGTCTTGGTTTGGCTAGAGCGGGTGATACTACTGTTACTACTGCTGGTGGTAATTTCACTAAGTTACCAATGTTTGCTGGTTCTAGTGAGTACGGTGGTCTTGGTGCGCCATACAGTGTTGGTCTTAATGCAATGACCGACAGTCTTGAGTATATGGGTTGCAGAATTATTAAGAGTAACCATCTTCCTGGTGGTCAAGATTATTCTGCTTCTCCAATTGGTTCAAGCAAGTACAATCTCAAGTGGTCAACTGGTCCAGATATCTTTGGAGTAATCTTCCAACAAGAAGCTGTGGCTGGTTTGTCATTGATGGGTATGAAGGTTGACTCCGTACAAGATGTTCGTCGTAACACGCAATTCACAGTTGCGTCTATGATGAAGGGTACTGGTGTTCTTCGCCCAGAGTTGTGCCAATTGCTGATTGGTTTGAACTCAGTTACAACGGTTGATACTACTGCTGAAGTTGATACTCGATATGAGGTCAATGCAATTATTAATACTGCATCTAGTTCAAATCTTGCAAACGGTTTCAATGCCGAGTACGCTGCTACGAGTACTTATTGAGTTGTTTAATTAGTGTTTAACCCCCAGTCCCTTAAGTGGGGCTGGGGGATTTCTTACAAAGAAGGAGGATGCTACTATGGGTTTTATAACAAAGTTACAGGCTGTCAATCAAATGTTATTAGCTGCTGGGGAATCTATAGTATCAGACCTACTTGATAGTTCTGGTATTGATACTGGAGTTGCTCTTGTTATTTTAGAGCAAGCTAGTTTAGATTTCCAAATGAGAGGTCTTGCTAATAATAAAATTACTAAGAAATTTAATCCAGATTCTAATGGTAAAATCATATTCTCAACTGAAGACTCAGATGAAGAGGGAATGATCTCAGCTGATCTATTATCCACACATCTTAATACTGATGGTAATGTTATTGTTGCTAAACTATACAACGACAACCCAACACGACTATATAACTATACAGATGATACTGATATCTGGAGTACTGCTGATTACTATGTAGAAGTAATTAGAAAACTTAAATGGGAACATTTGGATACCACAGCACAAAGAGCAATTCTTGCGTCTGGTGTTAGAGGATATCAAATTGTTACTCAGGGTGATGAGTCGGCTGATAGATTCCTAGAATCATATGAGTTTATGTATCATCTTAAGGGTAGAGCAGCTGACATTAACAGCAAGAAAAGAAACATCTTTAAAACTGGTGATCTTAATGTTAGTGATGCTGCGTTCCGCAATCCATATGTTAATCCAATCTTTAAATATAGAGGTAAGGCGTAATGGCAAAGAGACAACCTAATATTAGAAGAGCAGCTCCAACGGCAAGCACAAGAATTCCTATTCTAAGTTTATCAAGTGGTGTATCAACACAAGCACCAAGCAAACGATTGCCATTGGAAGCACAGGATATGACGAACGCTCTTGTATCATTAGAAAGATCTTTTGAAAAACGCCCAGGATTTTCTATACTACCATCATCTACTTGGAACGGTTCTAGTACTAATGGTGTTCTTGATGCAGACTCAACCAATAGATTAGACTTATGGAGATGTCTTGAAAAAACAACTGATGACTCTAAGAAAGATTTTTGGTGGTACTGGTTTACAATTAATGATAACAACAGATTCTTAATTGGTATAGACTATAAGGCATCAGCAACAAACGCTATACTATTTTATGTCTATAAAATTAATGAAAATAACTATACAGATATAACTCCAACTAGCGCAGCTGGACAACAGAATACTTCAATCGTATCTCAAACAACTAGAAACTATATTACATATGGATCAGATTTAGGATACAATGCTAGAGATATTTTAAAAGCTACTACAGTTGGGTCTAGTATTGTTGTTCTTAATACTCTAGTTAAAGCTGGTTTTACCTCTAGTGATAATGGAGTTTTGTTTGGGTTAGATGGTAAAGAACCATCAAGCGGAGCCGTTCAAGATCCTAAAGGTAAAAAGGTTACATACTATACGGCAAGTAGAGTTGCTGGCACTACTGGATCTTTAGAATCATCTACAGAGTCTAGTACAAGTACAACAAGTTTAACACCAAATTCAATCGATCCATTCACGCTTGCTACAATAATCCCAAACACAGCCATAGTAAATCAAACAGTTGCTTTATATAATAACACTACAGCTAACTCAGCTACAAACTCACAGTATCTTACTGGTATTTTAACTAAAATTTATAATAGTGATGTAACAACACTA